ATAACATAAAATGGCAGAAACATTAATTTCCCCAGGAGTATTAGCAAGAGAAAATGATCAATCTCAAATAACGTCGCAACCAATACAAGCAGGTGCGGCTGTTGTTGGTCCTACCGTATTAGGTAGAGTAGGAATTCCAAAATTAGTTACTAGTTATTCTGAATATCTAGCTAACTATGGTAGTACATTTACTAGTGGATCCGATACATACACTTTCTTTACTTCTATATCAGCATATAATTATTTTAATAATGGGGGTACATCATTATTAGTAACAAGAGTCGCTTCAGGATCTTGGGCACCAGCAACTACACCATTAATTCCAGCAATAGAGGATGAAAGTGGAGCTTTAACAGTAGGTGCAAGTATTTTAGGTAGCTTAACAAGTGGGGGATCAGGTGGTACAGCAGCAACTTACGCTGCTCCATTTGTAACAACAACAGGAACAGGATCAGATTCTTCAGGTTCATTTGTAGTATCTACTGCTAATGGAAAATTATTAACAACTGCCGATGATTTATTATCAGAATTTGTAGCAGGTACTAATCCTACAAATGCAGGAACAGCTCAATACACAAACGTTACCTTAACACAAGGTTCTGTAAATAGTGCTATAGCAACTGTAGATGTAACAGGAACAACAGCCCCAACTATAACAGGTATCACAGTTACTACTCCAGGATCTGGATATGCAGCTGGAGTTATTGATATAGCAGCAGGTGCTTTAGGAACTGGACAATTAATAAATGCACAAGATGTACTTAGTATATCCAACGGTGCTGCATACGTCTTAGGAGCAGTAACAGGTCCTTTCACAGTAGCCCAAACTTCAACTACAGGTACAGGTACAGGAGCAACATTTGCAATTACAGGAGACGGTACAAACGTATCAGCACTAGCTGTCGCTTCAATAGGTACAGGTCATGCAGCTACAAATGTAATTACAATTTCAGCAGCAGATTTAGTTACAGCAGGGTTTACAGGAGCTACAGGAAACTTAGAAATAACATTAGCAGCCCCAAATGTACAAGATTCTAGTGCAGCACAAGCTACAATAACAGCAGCTAATTTACTAACAGAAATAACAGCAGCATCAGTAACACTAGCAGGAACAGGATATGCAATTGGTAACCAATTAACAATTCCAGCAGCTAGTTTAGGTGGAGCTGGAGCAACAGATGCAGTATTTACACTTTCAGCAGCTAATATTACAAATGCAAATGTATTTACTTTAGAAACAATATCACAAGGTGATATTATGAATAGTGATGGTCCTGAAAATTCAAATGGAGCACTAGCAAGTGGTTCAGCACAAAACGTAAGATGGGAAATTCAAGCACCAAATACAGGATCAGGTGTATTTAGTTTAATAATTAGACAAGGTAATGATAATTCAAAATCAAAATCAATATTAGAAGTATTCCCGAACGTATCATTAGATCCAAAACAATCTAACTACATATCTAGAATTGTAGGAGATATGACGGATACAATAAGAAATGCAACATCAACAGATGTTTATATTCAACCAACAGGATCATTTAGAAATGCTTCAAGATATGTAAGAGTAAAATCAGTAGATTTAAAAACTCCAGATTATTTTGATAACAGTGGAATTGCAAAAGCTGAATTTACAGGATCTATTCCTGGAGCAGGTAGTGGTTCATTTTCTGGAGCAGTAGGAGATAATATAGGTGGTGTAGCTGGAATTGGATATTATGATAAAATTAGTGACTCAGATTCACAAGGTTTAGGTGCAGTTCAATCAGACACATCAGCAGTAGTATTAGGATCATATCCACAAGTATTTAATCTATTAGGAAATAAAGATGATTATAGATATAACATCTTAACAGCCCCAGGATTATATAAAGCTAGTAGTAATTGGTCATCAGCATTAACATTAGCATTAAGTACTGTGTCAAGCAGAGGAGATGCAATTTTAATAATGGATTTAGTTGATTATGATTCAACAATAACACAAGTTACTACTCAAGCAGCTAGTGTTGATAATTCATATGCAGCTAGTTACTGGCCTTGGGTTCAAATTAATGACCCAGATTCAGCACAATTAGTATGGTGTCCAGCATCCGCGTTATTACCAGGAGTATATGCGTATAACGATAAGGCAGCTGAAGCATGGTTCGCTCCGGCGGGAATTAATAGAGGTGGTTTAAGTACAGTAGTACAAGCAGAAAGAAAATTAACTCAAACAAACAGAGATGATTTATACACTGGAAAAGTAAACCCAATAGCAACATTCCCAGGAAGAGGAGTAGTAGTATTCGGTCAGAAAACATTACAATCTCAAGCATCAGCTTTAGATAGAGTAAATGTTAGAAGATTATTAATTGAACTTAAGTCTTATATTTCACAAATTGCTGATAATTTAGTATTTGAACAAAATACAGCAGCTACAAGAAATAACTTCTTAGCTCAAGTAAATCCATATTTAGAGTCAGTACAACAAAGACAAGGTTTATACGCGTTTAAAGTTGTAATGGATGCTTCAAATAATGGTCCCGATGTAGTGGATAGAAACCAAATGGTAGGTGCGATATATTTACAGCCAACTAAAACAGCTGAATTTATTTACTTAGATTTCAACATTTTACCAACAGGAGCTCAATTCCCGTCATAAAAACTAAAAATTTAGATATTTATAATAAAATAAAAACGAAATAAAATGGCAGTATTAAACCCGAACGAAATATTTTTCACAGCTTTTGAACCAAAAGTAGCTAATAGATTTATAATGTATGTAGACGGAATCCCAGCTTATATCATTAAAGGTGTTAGTGGAATGGGTTTCGCACAAGATGAAATTGTACTTAATCATATCAACACTTACAGAAAAGTGAAAGGTAAATTAAGATGGAATGATATTACAATGCAATTATTTGATCCAATCACACCATCAGGAGCGCAAGCTGTAATGGAGTGGACAAGATTACACCATGAATCAGTTACTGGTAGAGATGGTTATTCTGATTTCTACAAGAAAGATTTAACAATTGATGTTTTAGGTCCTGTAGGAGACGTAGTTTCTGAATGGATTATTAAAGGAGCATTTATTAAAGATGCATCATTTGGAGATTTCAATTGGGATACAGATGGTGAAGCAATGAATATTGATTTAACAATAGGAATGGATTACTGCGTCTTGAATTTCTAAAAAAAATCAAAATACTTTAAAGAATAGCTTGGCTTCGGTCAAGCTTTTTTTTATATTATATATGTATAATAAGAAATTAAGTTATAATAAATAAAATTTATATGGAATCCAAACAACAAGTCCAAACTCCTAAACAAACGGCTCCAAGTAAGCCTAAGTTTAAATTCCCAACTGAAATAGTAGATTTACCTTCTAAGGGAATAGTATATCCTAAAAGTAATCCTTTATCATCTGGAAAAATAGAGATGAAATATATGACTGCTAAAGAAGAAGATATTATTACTAACCAAGCCTATATTAAAAAAGGAATAATTGTAGATAAGCTATTAGAAGCGTTAGTAGTAAGTGAAGACGTAGATTTGGGGGATATGATTGTAGGAGATAAAAATGCATTATTAATAGCATCACGTGTCTTAGGTTATGGTTCAAGTTATAAATTTACATATGCTGGTGAAGATCATGAAGTAGATTTAGGTGCATTAGAACCTAAAAAATTCGATGAGTCTCTATACACTAAAGGAGAAAATAAATTTACATTCCAAACACCACACTCAGAAAATTTAATTGAATTTTCATTAATGACTGATAATTTAGAAAAAAAGGTAGAAGCTGAGTTAAGAGGATATAAAAAACTTAATAAAGAAGTACAACCGGAAATGTCTACAAGATTAAAGCATATGATTTTATCAGTAGATGGTAATTCAGATAAAAAAGACATTAGAGAATTTGTTGATAATTATTTTCTAGCACGAGATTCTAAAGCTTTAAGGGATTATATAGTTGAAATTCAACCCGATGTGAATATGGGGTTTGATATTACAAAGTCCAATGGAGATATAGAAGAGATTGCAATTCCGATAGGTGCAAATTTTTTTTTCCCTGACGCATAGTCAAGCCGTAGAATATAGAAGTAATTTATTTACCCAAATTCATGAAATAGTATTTCATGGTGGAGGAGGGTATGATTGGCATACTATATATGATATGCCTATATGGTTAAGAAACTTTACTTTTAATAAAATCAAAGAACACTTCGAAGAAAAAAATAAAGCTTCTAATAATACTTCTTCAAATGATTTAGAAAGAGGAAGAGATATACTTAAACAAGCACAACGATCAGATCCGGCTAATGCCCAAAAGCATAAGTATATGGATAAATTTCCTAAAACATCTACTAAACCTACAATAAAATCAAACGTTCCTGATTTTGTTACTACGAAAGCTAAAAAAGCTTAAGTTTTCAATATTTATAACAAAATAGCTTAAATGGCAAGTAAGAACGAAAGAGAACTTTTAAGAGTTAAAAAATTACTCAAAGAAGTTAATGATTTAAGAGAGCAATTTGGTGAAAGTAAAATGTCAATTAATTTTGATAATGCTAGTGCTGAATCCTTAAAATCAAACTTTAAAGAACTAACAGATTACGCTGTAAAATACAGATCAGCTCTGGAGGATGCTAATGATAAAGCAGGAAATTTAAATGCTACAATAAAAGCTAATTTAGAGGAAATGGGTAAGATAGCATCTGCCCAAAAGAAATATAACTCAAGTTTAAATAAAACCTCTAATCTATCCCAAAAGCTAGCAGATGATGCAATGGGAATTGCTGAACTTCGAGGTAAAGAAGTTAATAATTTAGTCAAACAAGCTAAATTAGAGCTAGCTCGTCGTGGAGCTATAAAAGCTGAATTAATAGAAAAAAGAGACCTGACAAAAGATATAACTGCAGAAGAAGAAAAGTTATTGAGTAGGATGGAGGGCGAATATAATGTCCAAGAAAAATTAGTAGAAAAATCTAAAGAAAGACTTCAAGAAGAAAAAAAGATAAATAAAGCAATGGGTATTTCTGGGGCAGCCGTCAAAGGAATGACAAATCTATTAGGTAAGATAGGAATAGATTCAGATCATTTTGCAGGGATGTCCGAAGATATGAGAGAATCTGCAAAATCAGGAAGTAAATTTAAGGTAGCATTAACAGGAGTAGCAGGATTAGCAGCTGGTATAGGTGCTGCATTATCAGATCCTTTAGTTGTTATAGGATTAATAATAAAAGCTATTAAATTCCTTATTAGTATATTAGACCATGCTAATAAAGTAACAGCTAAAGTAGGTGAATCCTTAGGAATAGCAGGAAAAAATGCTAAAGAATTAAAGCACCAAATCCATGCAGCAGGTGATGCTGGTGGAGATATGTACTATTTCACTGATGAGATGGTAGATAACTACATGGAACTAAATAAGGCAGCTGGAATGAACTTAAAGTTCAATGAAAAGAATGCTAAAATGTTCCAAGATATGACCCATTATATGGGTTTATCTGTAGAACAAGCATCAGGCTTATTTAAAATATCAGCTGAAACAAATGTTCCATTTGCAGGAATATATGATAATATAGTTAATACTGTTAATGAATTAGACTCAGCAACTGGCTTCTCATCTGATATGGGTAGTATAATTGATGGTATGGTTAATGCTAGTAGTTCTGTAAGATATAATATAAAAGGAGGTGCTGAAGGATTAGCTAAAGCAGCTCACACTGCAAATAGATTAGGTTTATCTATGGATGAAATAGCAGCAGCAGCAGAATCTCATTTAGATTTTGAGAGCTCAATTGCTAAAGAAATTGAAGCAGAAATGTATCTTCAAAAAGATTTAAATCTAGATAAATTAAGATACGCAGCATTAACAGGTGATACAGCTACGGCAGCAGCTGAAGAAGAAAGACTCATAAAAGAAAACATGAAATCCCTAAAAGGGAATGTTTTAGCACAACAAGCATTTGCAGCAGCCACCGGAATATCTAGAGATAGATTAAATGACGTAATGTCTAACCAAGAAAGAATTTCAAAACTAACACCTCAGCAATTAAAAGATGAAAAGGCTAAAGCAGCAGAAATGGCTGAGCAAGGTAAAACTGCTCAAACCTTTGATAGATCAATGCAGTCGGCTGTACTTCAATTAAAAGCAGCATTATTGCCTATTGCTGAAGCATTAGGACCTGTTTTAATAAAAGGTGCTGAATTTATAGGTAATTTTGTAGGGTCACCAGCTGGAAAAACATTACTAGCTGTAGCTGGGTTAGTAGCAACAGGGGCTATAATAGGTAAAATAGGTTCTACTATTATGAAGTTATTTACTGGAGGATTAGGAAAAAAGGGAACTTATTTAAATCCTATGATTGTGAAAGACATTGGTGGTGGTGGGGGTGGTAATAATATGACTAGTATGTTAAAAGGAAACATATTTAAATATCTAGGTAAAAAGGGAGGTCTTTCAAGAACTTTGAATAGGACTATGATTAGAACTTTTGGTAAGAATGGGTTTACTAGATTTATGCAAACTAAGGTATTCAATCCAAAAGATATAGGTAAATTTCGTAAAGCATTAAATTTTGTAGCCGAACCATTAAACAAATTAGGTGGTAAAATCATACCTCAATCAGGTGCTAATTTAACAAAAACATTTGGTACTAACCAAATGAACAAAATTCAAAAAATGTCCCAAACTGGTAGAAATGCTGCTGGGCAATTTATACCAAAATCACTACAATCTAAAGCAGGTAATATGGTTTCTAAGTTTACTAGACCAGGTGCAGGTATTGTAAGTAACGTAACAAGTAAAGCATCAGGCTTATTACCAAAAGCCGCAACCTCAGCACTAGCAAAAGCAGGTACTGTAGCAACAAAAGCATTAAAAGTATTAGGACCTGTAGGAGTAGCAGCAGATTTAGTATTAGGTGGTGCTTCAGGTTACTCACAATCTCAAATGTCAGCTGAAGAGCAAAAAGCAGCAGGTATTGAAGAAGGAATTAGTGCTACTAAAGCAACTACTTTAGGAGTTCTAACTGGAGGTGCTGAAAAAGGATCAATGTTTAGTGAATCTTTAGGTATTGAAAAAGGAAGTGCAGGTGATGAAGCTATGGGTATAGCAGGTGCAGCTGGTAGAGGAGCATTAACAGGAGCTGCAATTGGTTCATTTATACCAGTAGTAGGAACAGCTGTGGGTGCAGCAGTAGGAGGTCTAATAGGAGGAGTATCAGAAACATTTAAAGTTTTTTCCGACCCAGATTCTTCTTTAAGAAAATGGACAGGAGAATTAGTTAGTGATGTAGGAGATTTTGCAAAAAAGGCTGGGGGTAAAATATATGATTTTGCTGCAAGTGGATTAAAAGCATATACTGGATTTTATAAAAAAGCAGGAACAAAATTTCTTGATTTTGCTTCCAGTTCAGCTGAAACTTTAGGTGGTTGGGCTTCATCAGCAGGAGAAAAAATATCAGGTTGGGCCTCTTCAGCAGGAGAAACAATAAGTGGTTGGGCTTCATCAGCTGGAGAAACAATGTCAGGTTGGGCATCATCAGCAATGGATACAATGTCAGGTTGGGCATCTTCAGCTGGAGAAGGAATAAGTTCATTCTTTGGTAATGTAAGTGATGGGGTTTCATCACTAGCTAGTGGGGCAGCAGATTTGGCATCAGAAGCCGGTGCATATCTAGCAGATGTAGGATCTTCAATTGCAAATTCATCAGTAGGTAAAGCAGTATCATCCACATATAATTCAGTAATGGAGTCCGATTATAATCCTATAAATTGGTTTGCTGAAGGAGGGGTTGTAACAAAACCTATGATTGGTGGTGTTGGAGAAGCAGGCCCAGAAGCAATAATTCCTCTATCTCAAGCAGGTGATATGTTAGGGGGAAATGGTGAAGTAACAAAATTATTAAAAGAATTAATATCCGAAGTAAGAAAAGGTGGAAATGTATATTTAGATGGAAATAAAGTAGGCTATGCATTAGCATTGCAATCTTCTAAAATGGGTTAATATTTATAACAAAACCAATTAAAATATAATATTATGGCAAAATCAGTAGAAAAAATGTTCGATCAAGGTGGGTCACGCTTAGCAGTACCAGTATCACCAAATGCAAATCCTACAACAGATCCTTCTATTAATGTACAAGGTAATTCTTTACTACATAACCAATACTCAAATATTGGTGATCCTAGTTTAACGAATTCACCTTATACTAATATGGGAGCAGCAGCGACGTCTTATTCACTACCTTCTACATCACAATTAGGAGAAAGTGCATTAGCATACCAAGGTGAAACTAATAGATATCGTAATAACTTACCAGAAGGTAGTTCGCTCTAAAAAAAAATAGATGCCCTTAATTACTTCTACTACAGCTCTTAACAAACTGAAGTGGGGTGGCGATAGGTTTAATGCTGGTATTACTGATGGTAGTAACCAACCTTACATCCGACGTGATATCCCTGGAGTTAATGTTAATGATCCAAACCCTACTCTCTTTAATGATGGTGGAAATCTTCCTGCAAAAACAGGACATGATTTTTTATTAAGGGATGGGTTTATGGCTCCTGTAGAAGCAGCAAGAGATGTAAGTAGACTTACACAAATGCTTTTTGATACAAAAACTCCTAATGGTTTTGAATTTATTGCAAAACAGAATTTATTATCAAGAACAGCAGTTAAAACAGAAGCATCTTATGGTATAGGGTATGGGGGTGCTGAAGTACCTGATTTTACAAAGGGTACAGGAGGAGGAGCAGTTAATTCTGGTATTTATTTACCAACAAGCACATTAGCACAAGCCGCAGTAGGATTTACAGGAACACATTTAAATTTATTAGGATTAGATCCAACATCTCCTATGACACCAGGTGGTGAAGGGGGTTTATTTCCTGGAGCAGGTTTAAGAGGTTATTTTCAAACAATAAAAGATAAAACAGATCCTGGATCCTTTGATACAAAATTAATAACAGTTTCAAAAACAATTACTAATCCTCTTTGGGCACAACAAATACAACAAATACCCCTTAATGATAATACCCTTGCAACTGTTTCAGAACCAGAATTTGTAAATATAGAGGAGCAAAAATTAGTACCATCTGATCAAACAAATTTTTCAAATAGATTATTAAATTTACACAATTTACATAGTACATCAAACTCACCTATACTATTATCATATTCAGGAGGTCCTGGATCAATATTAGGTATTGGAGATACAGATATTATGTTTGCTGATCAAAGAACAGGATTTAATAATCCTCTATTTGTAAGTGATAAGAATTACTTTTTAGGAGGTGTTAAAAATAATAGAAACCCACAAGTACAAGAATTTAAGCAAAAACTAGGAGCAACTCCAATAGCAGCAGCTGTATTTCCTAACGAGTCAGGATCATTAACTGAAGGGACAGATGATAATAAGTTACAAAATTTAAATACTAAACAATCAACAATTAGAAATGCTGAATTATCTAATGCTGGGTTTTTTAACCCAACAGGTTCTAATAATTATAGTATTTTTAAAAACACATCTGAGGGGGTTACATCAGGTAGTATAGATTATTTACTCCCAACAAAATTAGGAGCAACTACAAAAGCAGAGGAAGCATTCCCAGATGATAAAGAATCATTAGAAGCATCAACTACAGAAAATGCGCTTCAAAATGTAAATTTACAAGATAGTACTATTGATAATCCTGAATTAAGTACAGGGTTATATGCTGGGTTTAAAAACCCAACAGGGGATAATGATTATAGTGTATTTAAAAATACATCAGATGGAGTTACAACAGGAGAAATAAATTACGAAAAAGTAAAATTACCATTACTTCCAGCTTTATCAGCTTCAGATTCAACAAATATGCCTGATGAAGCTTTAATAATAGAAGCACAAGACACAGGATCAATTCAAAACCAAAATACACCACAAAGTACATTTAGAAATGCTAAAATTGATGGTGATAATTCCTTTTTTAACCCTGATGGTCCTAATAATTATGGAGTATTTGGAGTTAAAAATATAGAA